ATATTCCCAGATTCCTGTCCGCCAAAGATAGAAGATATAGGAAAGCCGCCTAACAGCCCCGTAGCAGCAGCCGCAAAGGGATTCTGTAATTGGGCAATGTCAAAAGCGTTGGCTAATCCAGACATTCCCTGAAGGAACTGGAGCATATTACCCTCTCTGGTGGCTCCGGTAGTCCCTTGTGTTCCTATTAAATCTAGTACATTGCCTAAAGTGGTGGCTTGAGTGGTTCCCTGAGTTCCAATCAGGGAAAGAATATCTCCCAGAGTTCTTGCTTCATTAGTTCCTTGAGTTCCCATGAACCGGAGAATATCTCCAAGTCCTTGACTCTGTGCTGCAACGTCCTGTCCTCTGGCGGTGACCTGACTACCAAAGACATTGGCTAAGGACGGGAATAGCCCAGTCAATAGAGATATGGTCTGTTGGTTCTGGGCAAATGGTGTTATGGCCGTGGATTCCGATAAGAATGGAAGAAGACCCTGAAGGCCCTGAAGAAGAATGGCTTGAGTGGTAGGGTCCACACCTTCAGCCGATGCCGCTTCCATGATGCTTTCTAATGTTTTTCCAAGACTCTCTTGGTCAATACTAGGGAAGGGAGCAAACTCTCCTGGCTTTCCTTCCTCCAACCCAGTACCTAAACCAAAAGTTTCCCCAACATTGGATAAATCAATCCCTAATAGGTCTCCTAGAGAGCCGACATCTAGGGTTCCTCCCTGACCCACTCCTTCCAAAAGACCACTTAGAGTGTCTGATACTTGGTTCTCTCTGGCATTTTTCTCCCGCTGGCGTGCAATGATTTCTCTATCCGCAAAACGATTGTAAGCATTCCGGCGCTCTAAGTCGGATAGATTAGGAAATATAGTAGCTATATTGGCTGTGGTTACCGTACCTTCGTAGGCATCAAGAATAGAGTCCTGCTCGGAAATGGATGGCTTGATTACTCTAGGCTCTTCGTCACTAGCAACACTTCCTCCCACATCAACTGTCCATCGGCCATTGGTTTGTTTATATTTCAATATGCTGGGGTCAGTAATGGGAACTCCGGCACGTAGTCTCGCTAGGTCACTACGGCGGATGGTAACTCCGTTAAGTGTTGTAAGTGTATTGACATCAATAGGACGATTGGGGTCAATGATTGCTGTAGACCCACCTAATTCACTTGGGTCACGAAATGTGGGGGGAACGTCGGCAATCTCATTCGAAGGCTGGTTCGCTGCCTGAGCAGACTCATACTCGGCAACAAGGACCCTTTCCATCTCTTGGAAGGTAGAAAATGTTCGTCCATCAGCGGTGGTAATAGCCATTACACTTCCTCCCGTGGGAAGAACCTATCCAGAGGAATACCAGGTTGTTGTTGTCTTCGTTGCTGTTTCTGTGGTCCAACAATCTGTTCGGGAATCTTGCCCTCTTGGTCTAAAAACAACTTCATAGCCAGTTCAATCGGACCCGTTAGTTGGTTTACACCCTTATCGTTCTTCACCTTACAGTCTGCCCTGAAGGGACTCCCTGAGCCCCACCAGTCGGCCCTCCTAAGATACTAGCTAGGTTGTCTATCCCGCTCATCCCCTGAGGAAAGACTGAGGGTTGCCCCTGGTTGGAGGCAACCCTAGCCTGCTGGATATTCCCCTCTCCTAGCCGCGGGAGTTGAGCCCCTCCCAAGTTCTGAGAACCAGGGTTTCCTAATGACGGAGCTACCGCAGCAGCCATCTGTCCAGGTAGACCTAGGTTCTGCATCAACATCTGGGTCTGGGCCATTATAAATTCTGGGGTGTTCATCAACTCTTCGGCCCTAATTTGCATCTGTTCTTCCAACGGGTTCGTAACTCCAGAACGTCTCTGAGCCTCGTACCTACTGATTACCTTTGCAGCCATCAGCCTCATCGCTAGTAAGCTCTCTCTTTCCCTTTCTTCCGGCGCCTCAGCTTTAATCTGGACGGTATTCTCCAGCATACTGCCGATGTCTTTTGGCTCTATCGTCTGGTCGAAGTTATGAATCTCCGTCCTAGCGTGGACAGTTATCCGTCCTCTTACCTTATTAGTTACTAACTGGGCCATTTTGGAATTAACTTGTTCGACAGCGTGTCTCGTCCCGTCGGCAACTCCTTGGAACACCATCCGGCCCATCCCAGCAAGGACAGACATGGCAAATCCTGCGCTCACACCTCTTGGACGGACTCCCCTGATGACGTTGGGGAAAGTTACTTGTTCAATCATTGTTTGGATTACGTTCAACTGCTGGTAAAGATCGGGAGGGACTTGGGACATGGGAGAAAGAGCTACTGTAACACCCGGAGGTAGGATATTCTTTCCACCGAACAGTTCGTATTCTTCTGCTGCGGCTTGGGCTTGCTGGCGGGGTCCGCTGAAATCAAGAGTCCTATAGGCGGTTGTTCTAATGATGGCGTTGATTTGAGTGGTTAGTCTGGCTTCCTCGTCCAGAAGTCCGTGTGCTGGAGACAATAGTCCTCGGTATCTTTCGTGGGGAGGGCCGTCCTCGAACGTATAGTTCTGGACAGGCAGTATGGGGGTGTAGGGAAGATGACCGTATCCATGTCTTGCTTTCCAGATTATCTGGTTGTCCGAGATATAGACGCACCACTCCTCGTCCCAATACTCAATCCACTCGGCCATGCCAGCGTTCAAAACTTGATTGGAAGGCACCCATTCAGGGTATCTTCGTTTCAGGTCTTTAACCGGGCGTTTGTAGAACTCAATCACCCACTTCATTCGGGTCTTTGAGTCGTCCCATATCAAGTTTGTTGGTTTTATAACCTCAACTTCCAAGGGCCAAGCAATATCCCTGACCTCCATGAATTCGGATAGAGCTTCCTTATAAGAGGCTTCGTCCTTGAAGTCGTCGAACTGGGGGGCGTGGGGCCATTTATCGGGGTTGAACATGTCCTTCATGAAGGCTATTCCATAAAGGAAGGACTGTCTTACCGCCGTTCTCAAAACGGGTTTTTTGATGGTCAGCCAAGCACCCTGATAGAACTTTTTCAGTCTTTCGGCCCTAGCCCTACTCCTGGGAGCGGAGGGGACGTCAATACTTAGGTTATTGACGTCAACGTGGTCGGTGGCGACGTTGATTATCCCTGCTGCTGTTGCGGGCCAGACAGAATCTATACCTTCCGGGGCGGGGACGACTCTCTTACCGAGATAATAGTTCTCTTCAAGAGCGCAGTTTGAGTGGAAAGGCTGAAAGTACTGCTGGCTTTCCTTATATAGGTCTAATATCTCATCTAAGGAAGGACCGTGTTCTTTCTCTTGTTCCGATTCAAAATAACCAGGAACCCAGTGACCTGAACCATTAGACCGGTCTTGTGTGGCGATGACCATTACCGGACTCCTAGTGCATCTTGACGTTCCCGGATTTTCTCAATCTTTCTTTCCCTCATTATTCTAGACCCTAATGAGTTGAAAGTTCCACTTTCCATCTCAGATTGTGTCGGGACATACCTTGATTGGTAATAACTCCTAGCAACGCTTACACCAGGCGGTTCGTCGCATGCTGTTAAAGCTAAAGCTAAAGCGAAGACTTCGTCGTCGTGTTCCCCAGAAGGAGCTTCAGCCTTGAAGTCCCCACCAGGTAATTTCCGATATTGAAAAGCTCGTAGCTGTCTCAGAAGACTGGGGATAGAAGGAAAGGATATAGTTTTCCTCTCCATAGCAACGGCTAGAGACTGTAAAAGAACCGTCCTCGTACCGGTACGGGAGCGGTTATCGCCGATGATGAAAGGTTCGACAGGAAGTCCCGCTTCGACCATCTCGGAGACGAACATGTCTCCGCCCATTCCCGTGGCATCTATAATCAGTCTTTCGAATCCCCATTCCTTCCACCGTCCTATGATGGCTTCCCTTTGTAAAATCCATTCTTGGCCTGAATCCCAAGTGGTGTGATGGACGACTTTTCTATCTGTTGCGTCCATTATTATAAAGACAGAGGCGTCCATCTTTCTACCAAGGTCGAGTCCTGCGACGTATTGTCTACCCGGAACCGGACCCGGTAGGATTTCACCGGCAATGCACTGACTGATATTCGTGAAATACCCAGCGTCTTCGTTGAACTCGGCCAGGTACATACGGCGCCAGGCTTTATCCGGCAATATATCTCTGTCAGCTTCAATCTCAGCCCTCTGATAATCGTCCAGCATTGGATTATCAAAGGCTGTGTGGTGGAAGTATTCGTACCCTTCTCTCCCCCTTTCGGCTGCTACACTTATACGCCGAAACCAATGACTTGCGTAAGAAGAAGGGATACCCTCAAAGATACCCTTACCCATCCTGCCAGGGCTTCTTAATGTAGGTAACACTTTTTCGAAGGCTTGGTCAGACACGTCCTGGGCTTCTTGGATCCAAAGAAAATCCAATCCCACTGTTTGCAGGGAATCTGGGTCGTGGGCGGACTTGAACTCCAAAATCCCGTAAGTCCTTTTATCTGACCCGTTCAGGTAAATAGTACGTTCGTCTTGGGATACTGAATGCACCAATGCAGAAGGCCATAGAGACATGGCTTCGTTCCAAATCTGTCTGGATTGGGGGAATGTAGGAGATAGAGCCCAGCCGTGCCAAGGGGGAATCAAACTGGAGGGAGCTTCAATCTCACGAGCTTCAACGAAGTTCTTGACGGCCTCGCCGTACCCGCAACGACTATTATGAGTGGGAATAAAAGACTTACCAGCCAAAAATAGTGAAGACGGTGAATCGACGATA